ATACTTGTTACGTTTATATCTACTACCATTTTTTCTCCTTTTATTTTAAATCAAAGACGCACTAGTATATAGTAGTTGATAAACTCAATCAACATTTCTGTAGTATTCGTTCAGTTCTAAAACTTTTTTAAGTAATTCTACATCATAATTTTTCACCAAACACTCGGTATCTTTTGGTAAGCAAGGACCTCCAAATCCTCTTTTTCCGTCAGGTCCAGGAACTTTAAAATGATTGGATCCCATCCAAGGATGTTTAGAAAGTATTTCGATAGCTTCCTCATAGTTTACCTCCATCTTTTTAGCTACATCATACATTGAATTCATAAAAATAACTTTTGTTGCATAAAAAGAATTCATTGAGTATTTTATAAAAGAAGCAGTATTGATATCCGTTATGAATGTATTACTCATATCTACAGTAGAATACTTTCTATAAATTTCTAATGCTTGTTCAGATTTATTACCCGATAAAATCGTTAGAGGAGGATTTACAAAATCTTCCTTTGAAGTGGACCTTGATAAAAATTCTGGATTATATACTACGTCATATTGTTTTAAATATTGTGGTAACACAGTTGATTTGACTATGACAACTCCTTTATAATTCATTCGTCGTATTTCATCAAGTACAGAAATCAACAAAGAATAATTAGTGTTATCTGTGGGAGTAGGAACACAAACGAAGATAGCCTCAGGATTTAATAAACAAAGGCCTTTCACCGTTACGTGATTATATTTCGGATCACAAACAAAAACTTTAGTTTTGGAAAAGCCGTATTCAACGGCTTGTCCAACCATTCCATAACCAATAATTCCAATCATAATTTACATGATAGCTACTTCTATCTTTCCTTCTTCTTCAGTGTTTTTATCTTCTAAACAAATTAATCTTAATGGTAATTTGTTACCATCAGATACTTTAGCTACTCCTGGTACATCAGACATTTCAAGTAAATCACCTTTTTTACATGTGCCTAAAATTCTAACAGGCAATCTACCTTTGAGTCCAACAACTATACCACCTTCTAATCCATCATTCATTAAGAAAGCAGGTTTTTCCGAAACAACTCCTATTATAACATGTAATTTATCTTTTGTCGCGGCTGTAACTTCTTTATTGCCGCCAATCATCATAATCGTTCCATAATCATAAGATTGGTCTGGTAAATAACATTCGGCTAAGTCCGCAGAATAGTATGCTGATGTTGCGATGCCTCGGAAGAAATCAGCTACAATATCCTTTTCACAGAATATACCACCTTCAACATATAGAGAAGCACCAGCGGCAGGACTAGTAGAATTATCTTGACCAGTTGTAGCTTGAGTGCTATTTCTAATTCTAACCCTACCATAAAGATCGGAAGCACCATAATTAGTTAAATTAGCAGAAGTTGCTTGGCCAGCGACGCCAGTAACAATCGTTCCTCCAGAAGTAACATTAGTTGTACTACCAGCAGTTGTAGCGCTACTAGCAGATGTAGCACTACCAGCACTAGTTGCATATCCAGCATCACCGGTAATATTCATGGGATAAGTTCTAGCGCCACCTGTGTCAGTTCTTGAAACTCTATTTGTAGGTAATAAACCGGCAGCATCAACTTGAATATATCCAGTTAAATTGGGAGCAGAAATTTCAGACCAACTAAATCCAGTACCCGTCCAATTTAAAAAACGATTTAAATTTGCTGGAGGAGCAACAATGAAAGCTGTAGTATCTTGTTCTGATTGATATACAATTCTACTTGCAGCACCGCCAGTAATATTATTCGCTCTATCAGAAACAAAACCTAAAGTTGTAAAATCTGCTGGATCTGAAGTTGCATGTGTATATTGCCATCTGTCAATAGTTTCATTATAACGGAATATAGCATTTGGAGAAACACCCCTATCAACTTCAATTGTAGCACTTAAAGACGGACTCTGATTTTGGTTTTGATTACCATTAAATACAAAAGTTCCACCTTGTAGGAGTGCTGTGCCTCCATTAAACTTAATGTTGCCACTTTCCAATTTACCAGTAACATTTATATTACCATTTATGGTTTGAATATCACTACCACCCGTTCTATAAACAGCATTATTTGCATTACTGAACGCAGCATTGGCATGCCTAAATGCCACATTTAAATGTACGTTTGCTGTATTTGCAAATAAAAATGCCGCATTAGCGTGAATAAATGCTGGAACAACATTAGCTAAAGCTTGAGATGCAGATTCTTGTGCAACAGCAGCAGCAGCTGCAGCAGTATTGGCAGCTCCAAAAGCTCCATTCGCATAAGAACTAGCACTATTTGCACTTCCAAATGCTGAGTTAGCATATCCACCAGAAATTACACCACCACTCAATGCAGCAGCATTAGCCGCAGCAAAAGCAGAATTAGCATACACGCCTGCACTATTTGCACTTCCAAATGCTGAGTTAGCATATCCACCAGAAATTACACCACCCTGCAAGGCAGCAAGATTCGCTGCAGCATAAGCGCCATTAGCATAATTTGATGCACTCGTTATATTAATTGTAAACAGAGCCGAGTTAGCATTAGCAGTATTAGACACTACGTTTGCCCAATTAAATGCAGCATTAGCATGAGTGTAACCCGAGTTGGCATATCTACCAGATGTTTGTGCGACTGAGTGCGCGGTGTTTACCGCTAAAGGCGTAGCTATATTAGATGTACTTAAATTTGAAACTTCAGAATCTAAGAAACTTGCATCCAAAATTCCATAAAGTTCACTATAGGTATTACCTTTTGAGATTTTCCATTGGTCATCAGTTTCAACCCATCTAATAATCGCATCATCACCAACAGGCCTTTCATTTCTAAAAACTGCATCAGCGTTTGTTGGTGTTCTCTTATTTAAAATTATCTCACTTGTCTCATATTCAATGTCACCTAAAGCTGTCCAAGTTCCCTCAACAGTTAAATTACTTGAAATGTAAGCTGTATTGAGTGTAGTTTTTCCATCAACGATTAAAGATTCATATTGGCTGCCCGGAGCATAAATCCTTAATTGCGATCCACTTTGCATCCATAGATTAGAAGAAACATTTACCCAAGCAGCATTAATTGTGGAAACTTCAACATTATTTGTAATAATATTATTAGCGGTAATTCTATGAGTTGAAGTTAAATTATATGATGTTAATATGTTAATTGAAGATGTATTGATTGAAGCTACATTTATACTTGAACTATTTGAAACTAGATTTACTACATTACCATTTAATATGGTAGCGGTATTGATCGAAGATACATTGATTGAAGCTAAATTTGATACTAGAGTTACTACATTACCAACTAATGTGGTTGACGCATTTACTGTAGCAACATTAATTGATGATGAATTCGACACTAGAGTTACTACATTACCATTTAATATGGTAGCGGTATTGATCGAAGATACATTCGAACTAAAATTAACAATATTACCAGAAATATTGGCGACCAAATACCTTGTGGAAACGGAATTAGAGGTATGCGAATTCGAAGAAAGATAGTAAGAATTGCCTGTTACATTTTCTAAAATACCTATTCTAGCAAAAGCGAGATCATCTAAAACATCTATTCTAGCAAACGAAGCATATAAATTTGCAGTGCTTACGTTAGTAGAAAAAGTATCTGTGGAGTATATTGTATTAGATTTTATGGATCCATTATTAGCATAAGCTACATTTCCTGTACCACTTAATCTTAGAGTGCCGGTAGATATTGTTAAATTGTTCGCTACAGTTACACTACCATTTGCAATATAATTATTCGAATATACATTACTTACTACTTGTAAATCGACACCAATATATGAATTATTCGAAACAGAAAGAGCTGATCCAGGACCTCTTACCGAAACTGTGCCGCCAGCAATAATATTACCAGTTGCGGAACTTTGTACTCCTAAGAAAAGAGTATTTCCTAAAGTTAAACTACTTTGAAATAAAACGTTGTTTGCAACTTGTAGAGGGGTACCATCAGCTGTAATATTTAAAATAGAAGTATTCGAAAGTATTAATGTTCCTTGAGTTTTATCGTAGTTATAAAACCCAAGGTCATTCAAATCTGATGCAGATTTGTTTGTTTGAATTCTCCATTCGTCAATGGTATTCGTTCTAGCAATGATTGGTATTAATGAGGTAGGCATTTCTGATTATTAATCCTTCTTATGAATCAGCGTCTGTAATAGAGATTTTATTTCATTCATATCATTAGACATTTCTTCAATTTTAGTTTTTAAGTTATTTATCTCGTCATCATTTCCGCTTATTTTTTTACCTAATTTTTTTCTAGCTTCATTCTGTTGCAAAATAGTTTTATTTACGGCCAATAGAGCACCATTTGTTTTATTTTTAACAAATTGGCCGCCTTCGACCTTAAGTAAATTATTTTCCATATTATCCTGCCGGTAAAGCTATAATTCTCAAATCTTTAATTCTAGGTATAACTGATGGGTCTTGAGATGTCATTACAATTTTTATTGCGAAAGTTTTAAAAGTATCGTATGTTACACCAGCATCAGAAATATAAGTAACTTGATCTTCAGTCAATGAAGGTCTATATTCATATTCTCTAAACTCATTTTCATTAATGGATGCAGCTACCGTTGGGTTTAAACATTCAAATTTACCATATGGTCTGTCTTTGAAATTTGTTGTATCAGATCCAGACAATATTTTATAGAAAACATGAATTTCGGTTCCAACTGGTTTATTGGCGGCTAAGAAAACTCTCATGTCGCCGGCATCAAAACCATCTGTTAAAACTATAGGTTTAGTAATATATCTAGCTAAGCAAGGACCGCCAGAACTGTCAAACTCAGAATTTAAAGTAATTGCAGCGTTTGATGTTACGTTTGGTGTATTTCCAGTATCAGGATAAGAAATAGTAAAATCATCCGTATAACCTATACCGGAAGAAACAACATTAGCAGATAAAACATTTCCATTTACTCCATCACAACTCATATAAACAAGAGCGCCTTCACCAGTAGATGAAGTTATTATAATCGTATTTGAATTAGAATATCCAGCGCCTTTACTAATAATATTGAAATCTTCATTGTCTATTTCACCATTATCTATAAAATTTTCCCAACAATTCAACTGTAAGCTTTCCAGAGAAACTAATGGTGTCACAGAATCATCATTTGTTGACATTTCAAGTTTAACGGTAAAATCGTTTTTATCTAAAATCTGTTTTCTTCTATTACCAATAGCATACTGAGTATCATCTGCCATATTATAAATTGTATATGGAGTTATACTTCTATAAATTGTTTCTTTTGATCCTCCAGCCACTTTAGAGATAAATGAATATTTCAGAGAAATTGGAGATTCTGACTGTGACGTAATAGACTTTTCCAATAATCTGAATCTATCGATATATTTGACACTATCTTGTTTTTCACTTTGTAAAGCAAAAGTGGCAGTTGATGTTGAAAATTTACAACGATTAAACTCAAACATCAAATCTTCATTTAAATATGGTACGTATTCCATAGCATTTTGAGACTTGTAAAGTGTACCAACATAAGGATTAACAGAAACAATTTGATTATTTAAAGTTGTCTGTCCTTTTTCTGCTGTCCATACCACATAATCCGGAGAATCTGTGAGAATAACTAGAGCATATAAACCAGGTTTTAAGAAAACAGGAGAATCAAAAGTAAATTTAGTTTTACTTGCTTCAACGTCTATACTTGGAGTGCTTGTTGTAGTAATTTCATTAGGAAACTTTTCTACGACAGATTCGGGATACCAATAATCAAAAGAAGGCGTTCCATTTACGGTAGGTCTAATTTGAACTCTAACTGGAAGTCCTTCATCATCCACGGCACTAAAAAACAAATTAACACTTTCCATATACAAACCATGTGGATAAGTTTGTTCATCGACATAAAATGTTTGTGCTAAAGGATCTACTCTCCAGGTGCTGGTTATTCTACTCGAAACTGCTGTACTTTGAAGTATGGGTGAAGTTACTGTTCCAACAATTTTAGTACTTGTTCCAACATTATAAACAGTATCAACTAAAGATGTTTTTGTAGTAGTTATACCAGAAGAAACAAAAGTTTTTTCAGCAAAAGAAATAGCATCTCTATCATAACTATTATTAAAGGATTCTGTTAGTCTATATTTTCTCTCTCCACTTCTAAAAGTAGCTACTGGAGGATAGAAAATTCCACCAATTTGACCTTTACTGTTTGTAAAGTTAGTTCCTATACTATAAGAGAAAATTTTTCCTTGTTGTGTTGATGGTATAGTTTCTGAAACCGTAGCGACTTTAGTTGTAGTATTGTAAGCTATAATAGTATATTTTGAACCTGTTCCAGAAGCCTCATCACTTTTTCTTACTAAAGTTACATTATTTCCAGCAATATTAACACTTGGTGCATCAGGCGCTAAAGTAATTGTGCTCGAAGTTATTCCTCTTGTCATACCACATCTGTGATCAACAACGGTAGAAATTACTTTTGTGGTAGAAGAATCTAATCCAATTATATATTTTCCTGCAAGTGATAAAGGAAAAGTTTCATTAACTATACTTACATTTGAACTGCCAGATTCAGACGCAGCACAAACACCCAAATGATAAACACCACTATCTGCCGCAAAATTTGCGAGTTGTGTAGCGATTTCACCATTAGTATTAGCAATTAGAACCATTTCTCCAGATTTAAATGGATTAGTTCCACTTATAGTTAATTTATTAGGAACAATGGTATAGTTATCAACTAGAACATCATCAAAGAAAGAATAGAATCTAGTTTTCGGTCTTAGTGAAGATCCAGCAAAAACTATACCTCTAGGTTTTAGATACGGATTAACAGCAATATCCGTAATATAAGATCCTAAATCAACTTTAGATGATGTTACATCTATCGATTCAGCACTTAATGTTGTTCCTTTTTTGACAAAAACTTGGTCTGTTGTTGTTTGCAAATTACCAAATGTATTATTTCCTAAATCAACAGTCGCATTAGTTTGCGTTTTGACCGTTTCAAACCATGAAGAATCCGGAACTTTAGCAAAAGGACTGTCTTTATCACTCAACCATGTTGGATTTTTATCTGATATAAAGTCGAAAGCTTCATTTATAAAATTAAATGCATTTTCTAATCCCTGAACCGAATTTAATGTAATCTTTGAAGTTACACTGGTATCATGGTCACTTGTAAATTCTGGAAATAATCTTAAATTTCCATTAAAGTTACCATAAAGAGCACTAGCAACAGGAATAGTTTTCGTTGCATATGGTTGCGAAGCAAAAACTGATGATGTATAATCCATTATTAAAGACTTTTGAGTGTTGGTACCCATAATTTTGTAACTACCGGCTGATCCACTTTGTGACCAGAGAAGTTTTATAGTTCTCATTAAAGAAGCAGGCTTTAACTCACCATCTTCAATCTTATTTCTGTTATCAAAACTAACATCAGTATAAGTAGCTTGTACCGAATCTGAAGTAAAATTATCTACTAAAATTCCATACTTTGATCTTTCTAATCCATTTGCATCTAAAATTTTTGAGTCATTAGCATTTTTTTCCAAAGTATTTAATGAAACATAATACTCTAATCCTTTAATACGATTTTCAAAAGCGCCAATGTCTCTCATCGTAAATCTACGATTATTTTGAAAATCTGCACGAATTTCTTTTACACTTGAAGTATATGGAGGAATATACAAAGTATAGATTAACATATCATTAACACTATGTGGAGGTGTTAATGGTTTAACAGCGGATTCTCCTTCTATTACTACCATCTCTTTCGAAGGTTTTACAACAATCTTATCGATTCTTGATAGATAATTTTGAAATGAAAGTTCTGCTGTCGTATCGGGATCAGGACAAACTGCGCCTGTGATGTTATCTCCAGCTATTTCTCTTGAAGGTCTAAAGTCAAAAGACGCTCTATTTGAAATAACTTTACCTCCAGATTTGTCTACAAATTTTGATATGGTATCATATGTAATATTTGAAGCTCCACCCAAATAAGAATCTACTGTAAATAGTCCAATATTTTGTGGTGAAGGCGCCTGGCTATGTCTAAAATATTTGTACATGATATAGATTGAACCACCTACAGGAGAACTGAATCCTCTTTTTAATTTTATCGATGAATGATCGTAGTGTGTTCTTTTTTGACCATTGTCGAGTTCATATCTGTTCGTAATGTCGTATGTTGGATCGGTCAACATAGCAGTTGTGATATTACCGGTTGTAGTTCTAGAATCTATAATTTTAACTATTTCATATACATCAGGAACTTGTAAACTGACAGGAACTCCTGGAGTTTTTAACATTCTCACTTTACCATCACTACCTGAAGATTCATTATCAAAATACGTAACGCCTAAGTCAGGGAAAACATATCCTCCAGAAATTGGTGTTACTGTTCCCGTATTAGCTGAAGTTAATCCTGTGGTGGTGTCAATAGTATAAGCAACTTTTTCATGTTTGTCATCTAAAAGTGGATATAATGTTTTTACTCTAACTGCTCCGTTAGTTCCATCTTCCGCATTATTAACTTTTGTTGTAACTAAGAAATCGGCTCGAACACCAGCAGTGTTAAAATCAATCTCAAGTGTTGAGTCATTAATAGCCGTTACAGTGAACAAATTATTAGCTAAACTCAAAACTGTATTTGGAGTTATACCCGAAGAACCATTTGAAGCAGAATCGTGTCGAATAAAACAAATAATATTATTTAAAATTGTATTGTCCGAAAGTGTTCCTGGAGAACCAGCAAATGGAAAAGTGTCAGTGCCAACAGTTGCTAAAGTAACAATACCGCCAGCGTTAGAAACTTTATTTGAATAAACCTTTCTTGCTATAAAATCAAAATTAGTAATTGTATTCGCTTTGATCGCGTCAAAAGGAACATCAAAAATTAAACCTTGTCTGTTAGGTTCCGTTATTAACGCATTACCATTATTATCTTTTGATCTAGAATGTATATTTGCACCAAATACTTTTGCGGACGAATTTCTTAGGATAACAGATTCCGCAGATTTAAAATCAGAATCGATTGAGAAGGTATTCGATGAGGGAGTAAAAGGTAAAGCAGAAGAAAGCCAAATTGCTTTGTATGCTCCATCTGAACCTTCAATTTTTATTGGAGCTAAATTTAATCCTGCACCATCTTTAACACTAAAATAAAGACCAGAATAACTATTTGCTGGCAATTGAGCAAAAGAAGATGGTAAAACAACGTATCTTGTATTTGATCCTGAAGAAGCTAAAGTTCCTGTAATTGATGATGAATTGGCATCAAAAACATTCATAGTAAAAATATGGGTAGTGCCATTATCCGATGCAGCTGAAGCAGTATCATACTTCAACATGTGAGCTCTCAGTGATCCTATCTTTGATGAATTATATTCTGCGGTTGTTGAAAGGACTACGTTTGCATGATCTGTACAGTGTACATCCAATACGCTAAAATCAGATATGGTTAAAGTACCATGAACATTCGCAACATGAACATAACTTGAATAATTTGTGGGTAAATCGTAATCATTAATGTTAGCCGTTTGTCTACCTCTTGCTATCTGCAATTTTGTTGGCGATATAGTTTGAACCTCATAACCTCCAACATAAGCTTTTCCTGGATCTAAAACAGCAGTTAAATAATCCGGATCAACATAATTATTATTTGCTGTATCAACATATTCTTCTTCTAAAGATAACACAAAAGGATCAACAGTATAGTTACCAGATTCATCAAAAGTTCTTCTAGCCAAAGTTTTTTCTATTTCACTATAAACGGGATAATCAATCTCTTTTGTTTTTACACCATCAACAATTCGAATAACTTCAAAGAAAGAAGATTCGTCAGCCGAATCCAGTGTTCTTTTACTTAATATAGTATTAATTTTGTATCTGTTAGCGCCTGGTGCTTGATAGTTAAAAGATCCTTGTGCGGGGTCTAACAGAGTTACATCATCAATTTCATCAATAATTAATTCTTCAAATTCAATACCAATTCTATATGATGGTTGTTTATTAATTGTTGAAGTATTTAACCCGAGTCTATAGTAAAGTTCTAAAACTAAAAATTGGGGAACAACTTTTACAAATTGGCCTTTAAAATAATATACACCTTCTTGAATACTCGCTACATATGATCTTCCGGTTGCATTTGTGTCTGCAAGTTCAGCAAAAATATTTTGTCCATATATTTTTAATTCATCACCTTCTTCAAAAAAGTCTCCACTCAAATATTTTAATATTAATATAGGATTAGCTGAAGAATTATCAATAGCAATAACTTTAGCTCTAGCTGTTTTTGTAGAATTGTATGATATAATAGTTTTATTTAAAAAATCTTCTAATACGATATCCTGTCCACTATATTGTGGTTTTAGAACTGTATAATACGCTCTATCATCTAAAGATATTTTACCACCGACTATTGGACTACCACTTTTAAAAATGTGATTGCCAAACTTTTCGATCTGATTCGACAAAATAGTTTGCAGCTGCGTAAGTTCTCTCGCCTGTAAAGAATATCCTGGGCGAAACAAAACTCTCATGAAGTTTTTATCTTCATCAAAATCGTCAAAATATGGATCGAAATTAAAAAGCTTAGTCATTTATTCCTCTTTATCAGAAACTTAAAATAAATCTAATTCTATCTGTTTGGTCTGGATCTCTTATAACCGGAACTTTATCCGATACAAATAAAACTTTACCAGAATATAACTCTAAAGTTGGAGGAGTAGTATTAATACCTACTCTAATTGCTCCACTAGTTAAACCTTTTATCGGTTGATTGGGATTAAAAGTGCCATTGAAATTATTAACATAGATTATATTAGTGCCTTCATCAAAAGATATAACTTCGGCACTAAATGTGGAATTTTCTAAATTCTCACCCTGTATAACAATTTCATCATTATTGTAATCTCCAACACCTGGAGAAACTGTAATCTTTGTATATAGTGTGTATAAATCGGCAGATGCTAAAGTTTCAGTGTCTCGTACATAAGGGTTATACACCAAAGAAACTTCCCTATATTCATTTTCTGCTGGAAAAACACCATTTACACTACCCTCAAAATCTACATTAAATATAACAGTATTCGCATATAATTCTTCTACAGGATCATATCCATGTCCATTTTGCGGTGACAAAACAACATTGGCTGAAGCTCCTGTTCCGATTCCTCCAGAAATGTCAGTAAAAATTAAATTGGCTTTTGTGTAGTCTTGGCCTCTGTTCTGAATAACAATATTCACAACATTTCCATCAACAACATTCGCTTTTAAAACAGCATTTCTTCCATCACCTTCGATTGTTATAATATTTTGTGTAGGTCCATCCACATAATTATTTCCCGCATTAGTAATTCTTACAATATCAATACTTCTATTAATTGCGGCTGATCTAACGAATCTATTAAACGTAACTGGCATCCACTCATCATTTAAAAACTTTTGTCTTTGATTTGAACTTAAAGTATATAAGTATTTCCACTTGTAACCGTCAGAAGTTATAAAGAAAGGTTCTTCCAATGAAGTAGCTGAAAGAAATAGTTCAGGTTCATCGGTAGATGGTGAATTATTATTGTTATCTAAACATTTAAAAACCTGTCCTTTGGAATTTAAAATATAAAATGGAGTTCCTATTGGACAAACTGTGCATCCGTATCTCGAATATGTGGTGCCACTTGTCCAATCATATCTTGGCACAACAAAAGACACATTTTCTAAAGAAACTCTTTTAGCTACTATGGCTCTATCGTTATAAGCAATTAGGTCTCTGGTTGATTGTCCAGGAGTTGGAGGAGTGTCAGATATACCCCAAGGAGTCTGTTTTCCTATAGTCGCAAAAACATAAGACCTTCTATTCAAAGGAAGGTAAGAATTAGCACCAACATCCAATAAATTTATGAATTGTTGAGCAATTAAAGTAGAAAAATTAGTTGTTATAATTGTTGACATAGACTTATTTATCTCACTTTTTGAACGATAATTGAAACAAAATTATTTGTTGAGGTAACATTTGTATCAACTAAAATTGTGTTTGCGTTTGCAAAAGAAACATTTTTGGTTTCATCAAAAACCACATTTATTGTCGAGTCGGTGGAAGAAACATTTAAAACACTAGTTGCATAAATGGTATTTGCGTTAATAACAGTTTTTACAACAACAGTATTTCCTGAAGAAAGATATATGGTTTGTCCATCGACTAAATCATTTATAAAGTTGGTTCCATTACCAGTAATTACATTTGAACTACTGGTTATATTTGCAGTACCAACAATAGTTTTAAACACATTTTTCAGTACTATAAAATCACCAATTGAAACCTGAGAAGAAACATTAGGTGTTAAACTTGTAGAAACAATATTATTAGATCCATTACTTACATTAAATGTATTTGAGTGATACTCTTGTGTTAAATATATTATAGATGCATTTTGATTAAATACGTCTTTGGTGTGGGTATCAATACGTGTTACAAAAGATTTTGTTCCTGTTGGATGTGCAACTTCTTGTAAAGTTTTCTTAAATTTATAGTAATCGTTTGTTGTATTAATCACATAAGAGTAATTATGGTATTTTTTATCATCTTGTAACTTCTGATCAGAACTTGGTTGCCCATCATTGTTTAAATAAATTCCAGGATAACGTATTAGACCGTTTTCAAAAACAGCTGTTGCTTTTGCTCTACCATCACCATAAGCCGAATATGTGATAACATTTCCAGTGACCAAATCGTCATCAGACTTAATAGGAAGGGCACTATCAAAAGTGCCTTTGTAATTATAAATTCTTAAGAAATTATTTGATGTGATATACTTGTCAACAAAAGCTGTCCAAGTCGCTGTTGTATTAGTTGCTCCTTGATATACTTTACTATTAGCGATATAAATTTGACCTTCGGTTACATTATTCAATAAAATATCAGCATTTCTTAAAGAAATTAATGGAGCTGAAACATAATCATACCCGTAACTTATAACTCTTATTGTTGAAATAGATCCAATTCTCGAAGTCGAAACATCTTTTTGAACACCCTCACCTAAAATTTCCGTAACTTTTAATATTGCTCCTGAACCAGAAGTGGTGCTAACATTTACTGTTGGCAAATCTTGCATCGTGTAACCTTCACCACCTCTAATATAAGAAGAAGATTCATTAAAAGTTATTGTCTTGATTCCGTTGTTACCAGCGTGTACAGAAGAAACATTAGCGTTAGCTCCATAACCTCGACCATTACTACTAAATGTTAAATATTCTCCTACAGCATAACCACTTCCACCATTGACTATTTGAATTCTTCCTAAAGAACCCACATCATTTAATTTTCTTCTATTAATTTTATATACTGATAAGTTGTCAATATTATTTTGAAAAGGTTCTAAGAAAGTAATAGTATTTGATGAAACATTTGCAATTTTTCTAACATCTTCAAATCTATTTTTCAAAAATAATCTAACAGATTCACCTGGCTCAAACGATAATGTTAAGTCTTGAGACTCGTCCATCAAAATGTTGGTGTCTTTTACAGCAACAGTTGAATTTATTATTAAAGTATCATCAAGTTCTTCCATATATAAACTGTAAATATCAATTTCAGGTTTACTTCTATAACCTCCACCAGAAGAATCTACAGTTATAAAAGATATTGGAAAAACATTTAATGTTTGTTTTGTAGTTAATTCATTTAATGTTTTATTATTAGCTACATTATCAGTCGCATTAATAGTTAAAGAAAATAAAGATTCTATTGTTATATTACTTACATTTATTGTTCTATAAGTTGCTTCATCTAATAAAAGTATTCTAGCTTTAGCTTCAGCACCTAATAGTACATCTTCAAAACCGCCTCTAAAGTCTATTATTGAAGAATTTGTATTAACAGAAGGATTTCTAAAACCAAAACCTCCATTCGTTACTAAAACATCTTCAACTGAACCCTTCAAAACACTACCAACAGTGGCTACAGCGCCAATAGGATTACCCGATGTGGGATTTAGACCACCGATAATTGTAACGGGGTCGCCATCATAGTCCAATTCTGGATCGTAAGCATTATAGTATAAACCTCTATTTTTAGGATCAATCTTAATTTCAGAAAGAGATCCAATTAGTTTAGCTGTGACAAAATCTTCTGTGCCATTGGTTCTAACTACAGTGGTAGATACATTTTCACCCGTAGTAAACAATTTATCAATATTCGAAATATAAAGTTCGATATATTCAATACCAAGTTGTCTGTCTACAGATTTTATTACCTTTTCAACTATAGCTGTAGCTTTGGAATTATTTCCCGTTATTTTACATCGTTCTATGTCGAAAATATTCGTATCACCAGTTTCAACTCTTAAAGATAATGGTAAAACCCATTTACCATCGGAAGATTTTATTACCTGTTCTTTAGGAAAATAAATCTCTATTTCTTCGTTATATAAAATTCTAAAAAGAAATTTTACAGCTTCTGGAGTTCCTTTTGATCTATAAAAACTACCAACATGTTTTATAAAAGTCGATTTGTCTAATAATATTTCTTTTGGAAAGTAAGGTAAAACTTCTTTTATTATTTCGTTAAGATAATAGTCATCTACTAAATCTATATCTTTCGAATCATATAAAGTTTTAACTTCATACAAAGCATTATTACTGCTTTCCAACCACTCATAGTATTTTTCTAAAAACAATACAAATTTTGGGTTATCGGATCTTATAAAATCGGGCAACTGGCCCGAAACTAAGTTTGAAACAATTAATTCTGACATTTATTATACCGTCTTTAATTCAACAACAACACTTGTTGGGTCAGTTTGATCAAAAGCTAACATTTTATTTTTAATCGACTGTAGAACTGTAGATTTAGGTCTAACATTTACGGTTAACTCATCAAAGTCATTATCTATTGATAAAGGAGAAAAATCGTTTATTGTAATTTTACCTAAAACATAATCTATTGTTCCAGTAATTCCTTCATTCTTTGAAGCATTTAAAATAACTTTCGTACTTTTGCTGGTAACTTCATCAGGTTTAAAATATGCTAAACGAATTTTACCGAATCTATTTTCTAAAACAGCTTCAGCTGTAGCTCCAGTTCCACCACCACCAATAATTCTTATAGCTGCGGTAGTGTAACCGATACCGGGATTAGTTACTTTTACGGAGTTTAATTTTCCATTTATTATAATAGCCGTTGCTTTAGCTCCTCTACCATCACCAACAATTTCAATAGTAGGAGTGGTAGTATAATTTGATCCTGGAGTTATAACTGAAATTGTTTCTACTCCAGTAAACGAAGAAGGAACTTCTTCAATAAAACAAGTTCTTTCGACAAGATTTTCGTCTAATATAGTAAATGTTGGAGAAGAATAAAAATTATCTAAAGTTGTACCTCTGGATAGTTCAACTCCAAAATCTAAAATATAAGTATTTGTTTGATTTAATAATGGTCTAAATCTTTTTGATAAAAATATTTCTAATTCATTTGAAATAACAGAAACATCACTATTATCAATATTTGTTCTAAGTTTTGATGAACTAAAAATAGAATTAAATTTATTTAAATTTAAATTAGAAAAAGAATTTATAGCTGTGCTAATTTTTGATTGTAATGTTTGAGAATTTAAATCCGTTTTTGTTGGATCATAATAAACTGTAGAAATTAATTTTACATAGTTATAATCAACGTCAACAAATTCTGGAGTAACAGTTAGAACACTTATTGGCTTAACGATTTCATTTATAAAAAAATCTTTTTCTGTGTCAGAAACTTCAAATCCTAATTTTGGTTTAGCAGAAATAAAAACTTTACCATAAACAGGAGGAATATTTTCTTCGCCACCCCAAACATTTACGGCATCAAATTGTGGATATTTTTGTTGTATTAATTTTACATAATCATTTTTTGTAACAGCTCTATTCTGAGAAATAAACTGTAAAGGAGCAGCAAATTTAATTTGATCTACAGATTCTTTCTCTGATCCTCCTGCTGATGCTGCAACTGGAATCACCGTAAAAGTGGTGAATGAAGAAACTGGTGACGTAGCTACAAAATTATTTGCTTTGTTTGCAACAGAACCGCTGGTTGAAAGATAGGTTACATTCACAACTCCACCATCAGGTATTTTTTTACCAATAATATTATCGCCAAAATAAATTTCGTATTGATTATTAAGGCCTTCTTGTAAAAAATAGACGTTCGAATTTGATGTTAGATTTAACACATCGGTTGCTAAACTATAAACAACTGAGTCTGTATTAGATGATGCTTGCTGTACAGTAACTTTTAATGTTGAAGTGTCTACATTTTCGTTTGGTATAGTAAATATTTGTTTTGGATTAGAAGATTCTGAGTAATTAAAAGAATATCTGTTAAGAGTTCCTTCATATATCTTCAAATTATTAAATACAAAATTTGTTCCTGTTTTTGTTACTGTGGTATCTTCCAACGTAACAAAATTATAAACTTTATTATCGATTAGACTAGAAAGAAATACATATCCCCTAGGTAAAGTTAAACTACCTGGTGTAGAGTTTAAACTATTAATAGTAAAATTAATCGTTGCCCTTGCAGCTGTTGCTGATCTAGGAACGTAACCAAACTTTTTAGAATGAGAGACAACAGAATTTCTAAGTAAAGCCGTATCCAAAAAAGATTCATTTGCTATCATGTTTAGATAGTAAGCATTATAATGCGTGTTATAAGCCAAAATATCTAAAAGAACACTTAATCCGGAACCATCAAAATCATAGTCAGTAAATTCATTTTGACTTTTTAAAAAATTTTTTAAATTTGTTTTGATTTCATCAAAATCAAGTTCTGTTACTCTTAAACGATCTGTCATTTATCTTACTCGATCTAGAAAAAAAGTTATTGTTATGGGTTCAGTTCTATTTACTATAGTAAATTCCATATCTACTGTAAAACCATTGTTGTCATAATCAGGTAAAGCTCTAACTCTGTAAACGGAAGCCCTAGGCTCAAAGTTTCTTATGGTTTGAAGAATTTCTCTTTCTAACGCAGAAGCCGTAACAAAATCTAAATTTTCAAATAATAATTTCGAGACATTTGACCCTATTTCTGGTTGAAAAGGTCGTTCATAATGGTTGGTTAAAACCAAATTTTTAATAGAATTAATCACAGACATTTCTGCTGTGTGTTTATTAATATCTTTTTTTATTGGATGAACATTAAAAAGGAGGTCTAAATCCTTATAAGTTCTTGCAACATTAGTAGTAATTGTGGCCATCTATTATTTATTCAATTCCTAAAGAGGTTTTGAGTTTCGCAGTTCCTATTTTATTGGCAATTAGACTTTTCTCAGTACTTCCTGAATTTTGAAGCCCATTTAATATCTGGAAATCTTTTAAAATTTGTTGGGAAGTATAAAAATAGTTCTCATCTTCAGTTCTTCTTGTATAAAGTAATGTATTTGCGGTGTTTATAATCACGTTCATTGCATTTACTTCAGATGTGTTTAGTGAAGAAGGTACGGTCTGTAATGAATTTTTTGTATTTCCTATACTCCAATTATTAGCAGACAACTCGTCCTCAATATATAAACTAGTAAATTGATTCAAGATAGGAGTGGAATTTCTAACATTATCAGTTGTTCCTAGTATCGTTAGTAACATTCCACCAGATCCAACACAATCTTGATAATTAGGTTTTATAACTCCTGTAGAAGAATCAAAATAACTTTCCGAAACACCCGATATTCTATTTGTATGTTGTAAAAATAAATTTAATTGAGTTACCAAATTATTAGAAGAATTGGCTAGATTCTGTACGGCAGCCGTTGAAGATGGATAATTATTGGCTGGATCCGAAGTGCATAAAGTTATTATTAAATTTAAATTAGAAGATATACTAGAAACATAAGATGCAACAGGATTTTGAAAATAATCTGAACGTGTTACTGCACCGTTAGCTAAGTCACTAGCTGCCCAAGAACTTATTTTTATAGGACCAGTATTTAAAAAAGCTTTAGCTCTATCACTTAAATTGATATCATCACCGAATTTGGTCGAATTGAAAGTAGTTGTTAATCTATTTAAAACATTTGCCATTATAAAGCTCCTATGCTAGGAATTCCAGTAACTCCTCCAGAATCTCCTGGATGAAAATGATATGTATACGCATGTCTGAATATCTGTATTGGTCCAACAATATCGTTCAAAACGGGTGCTGTAACCGAAGAAAGTGACGAAATAGGACCAGCAGAATATATTCCAGGCAAAATAGGACCTGCGTCGGGAAGGCCAACTAAAACTCCAGTAGGAGTTACTAATCCTAAAGCACCAAAAACTTTTTTACTTGCTATTATATTTTCAGAACAAGCAATAGGTCCTGTAGAAGATATTCCTCCGTTTACTGTTAAATCACCTTCGACATGAACCGAAAAAGGAGCATTTAAATTAATTTGTCCAGTTAAACCGCCAGCTGTTATATTTACATCTGCTTCTGAAGTTAAATTTACCTCACCGGTGACAACAGCGTCCATCTGACCTTCAATGTTTTGATAAACATTACCTTCAATGTTTTGATAAACATCTCCCTTAACATTTAACTTAGAGTCACCTTCTATAGTCACAGAGCAATAACCTTTTATCAAAACATGATTGTTCTTAACAACTATTTCATAATTATCACCAATAATTTTATGTATCTCGGTTCCATCAGATTGTATTTCAGTATAATTTCCTATTCTATGTTGTAATCTTATTCGTTCAAACGATGGGGTATCATCCATCTCAACAAAATGTCCAGAATCAGAATAAAATCCTTTTACATGAGGATAAACTGAATTATTTGCTTGAGAATCGGGTTCATACCAAGTACTATCACCTTCTGGTTTTTTAACTTCTGTATCTGCCATCACTATACCTTTTCAAATGTTGCTTCTATCGCTTTAATTTCTGTATACACTATCGCTGTTGCTTCTACTGTTTCTGTTGCTGTTTGAATTGTACTTTGCGTTTGTTTTACCAAATCAGTTACCTCGGAAAAAGATACACTTCCACCACTATCACCAGTCAAAGACAATGATTCGGAAAAAGCATCATTTAATGAATTGAAAAAGTGATTCAAACAGTCTTGTAATAAAACTAAAAGTCTTGCTGGTAAACTTAATATCCAATTTATTAATTGTCTTATTTGTGCCGTAATTTTTGCAATCTCCAAAACTATCTCATTTATAAATTTTAAAAACTTTTGAATACTTTTAAGAACAGCTGTTAAAAGTTTAGCCGTTTCTTTAATCCACTGAGCCGTAGCAGAATTTCCATCAATTGGAAAAAGAGCAAGTATTTTATCTCTTAACCATCTAACAGCTTGAATTATTTCTTGTCTTTTAGTAAGAATCTTTAATCTAGTTTCATAAGAAATATCACAATTCCAAGTTTTATCATTATTTGATTTTTCTATAGCTAC